TGGTAAAGATTTTAAATCACCAGAAGAACTGTATGAAGCAGTTGGTAAACAAGTAAGAACTATGCCTCAAATTAAAATTGATGGTGTCTTAGTTGGTGGTTATAATCAATTAATAGAACATATGGCCGATAAAGGTTTAACAAATTTTAAAGGCGAAAAGATATAGTGTCAGATGAAGGTAAAGTTATTCTTTTTCCAACAGATAGGATTAAGAACAGAGCAAATACAGGTGCTACAGGTACTAATAAATTTCAAAAACAAATTGAAAAAGAACAGACCAGTAAGTTTATTGAGTCGGCAGTAGATGATATTGCTATGAAACTATTACATAACTTTGTTGACCTTGCAATGAAAACTCAAACAGATACATTCACAAAAGATTTTTCTTATTTGGTAGATTGTCTAAGGTCAACTATCAAAAGAGATTTTGGTTTAAATCATATAGTACATAAAATTGTAGATAATACAGTAGAACTAAAAACAGATAATGCTGGTAATATTAGAGCCAGAATAGATTATTCTAATCTCAATAAGATTGATTTTAGACCAAAAAAAGATAGAACTAAACCGTTATCACCAGATATCAAGGAAGAACTTGAAACAGGAGGGTTTGAATTTATTCCAGACTTTGACCCTAATGACAATGATAACTAAAAAAATTCCGTTCTGGAATCGCCAAGTGTCAGGTTGTAAAATTGACTCAAGAAAGGAGTTAAACAATAATGTTTAATTTTTTATTTAACACAAAGAAGGAGAATAGTCACATGGCTAGAACTAAACTATCAAAAACAGCAAAAATTAGAAACCTTTTTGCTAAAGGAAATGCAGTAACTTGGAAATCTCTAAGAACTACATTTGACCTAAGGTCACCAGCTAACATGGTTGGTAAACTTAGAAACGAAGGAATGATGATTTATGAAAATAGGTCAACATCTGGAGTTTCATACAGAGTAGGAGCACCATCAAAAGCTGTAATCGCAGCTGGTCAAACTGCTTTGTTTGGTAACCAAGGTTACTCAGCGTAACTAATATTCAGAGGCGGCCTTCGGGTCGCCTCCGTTTTAACTATAAGGTTTTTTATGACAAGTGTTGATGAAAGAGATGATGATAGAAGTTTTGAGAATGAACAATCTACCGTTACTATATCTCTAAAAGAATATGATAAGTTAAAAGAACAAGGTAAATATATTACAGACCCTAGTTTAATATCTGTTATAGATAAACTAGAAGAATTAGTAAGAGCATTAAGAAAACATATTGTTAGAAAATATTAATGACAATAGAAGATGGTATATTACTATTATTTTTAGGCATGATAACATCAATAGTAGTCATGTATATAATATTAACAGTAATGGCAGGCGAGGACAAAGATGATATTAGTTGACTTAAACCAAGTTTTGATTTCTAACTTGATGGCACAAACAAGAGGCCAAGGTGATGTAAAACCTAATGAAGAAATGATAAGACACATGGTAATGAATTCATTGCGTGGTTTTAATCAGAAATTTAAAAACAAGTATGGTAATATGGTACTTTGTTCAGACGCCGGTAATACATGGCGTAGAGATATATTTCCACAATACAAGTATAAAAGAAAAAAAGATAGGTCTGAATCAAGTTTTGATTGGGATAATATCTTTGATATACTTACCAGAATTAAAAACGAATTAAAAGAAAACTTCCCTTATGTAATGATGTATGAGGAGAAGTGTGAGGCTGATGATATAATTGCAATACTAACAAAGTATTATTATCAACACGAAAAGATTATGATTGTGTCTGGTGATAAAGACTTTATACAATTACAATTTTATAAAAATGTTGAACAATATGCTCCTATACAAAAGAAGTATATTGGTTTTGACGAAGAAGGTATCAGATTAGACGCCAAAGAATTTTTGTTAGAACAGATTATGAAAGGTGATAGGTCAGATGGTATACCAAATATACTATCGCCAGATGATTGTTTTGTAACTGGTGAAAAACAAAAACCTATGACCAAAAAAAGATTAGAAGAATACTCATGTATAGATAACCATACAGATGAGATTAGAACAAATTGGCTTAGAAATAGTAAGTTAATAGACCTAAATCAGATACCACAGGTCTACGAGGATGCTATTATAAATAGTTATCGAAGTTACAAAGTTAATGACCGTTCAAAGTTACTAACTTACTTTATTGAAAATAAATTGAAGTCTTTAATGGAAAATATTAGTGACTTTTAACATGGAGAAATAATATGGCAGAGCAAAATCCAAACTTAATGTCAAAACAGGCTATGCAGACCATGGCTGCCACTAGTGGTAGTGGTAAGTTATTAATGCACGAAGTCTTGACTAAAGTAAATAACGCAAAAGACAAACCTAAAAAGATTGCTGTTTTAAAAGAACACGACACACCAGGTTTAAGAAAAATGATTAAAGGTTCATTTGACCCTAATATTAAATGGGATTTACCAGAAGGAAGTCCACCTTATATAGCAAATGAGGCACCTGACGGTACTGAACATTCACTATTAGAAAATGAATCTAAGAAATTCTGGCACTTTGTAGAAGGCGCTGATACAGCAACATCAAAAACCAGAAAAGAAACTATGTTTGTTCAAATCTTAGAAGCTTTATCAAAAGGTGAGGCTGAACTTGCAATTGCAATGAAAGATAAAGAACTACATAAAAAATATAAAGGTCTATCAACTGCTGTTGTAAAAGAAGCATTTGGTTGGAATGACCAATTCGTAACACCAGAACCTCAAGCAAGAGGAACAACATCTGGTGCATTATCACAATAACGAATCACATATACGGGGGTGGTCAAATATGTCACACCCCCTATATTATCAAAAAAACTAGTAAAATCAACAAAAAAAAAGCTAAAAAAAGTGAAAAAAGCGCTTGCCTTTAGAGTGGATATAGTGTATTATATACATATATAAACAACAAAAAAGGATATTATATTATGAAAAAGAAATTGATAATTGCATTACTGATAGCAAATGCTCTAATATGGGGGTCGGTGGCACAAGCTGACGACTATAATACAGCAGTTATTGGTCATGTAATTAAAGAAAAGGTAAGTGGTAATAATGTAGATACCTCTGTACTAGAAGCTGAAATGTCAAAATTAGCATATCAGTTTTCTCTACAAATGGTTTCTATATTAGAAAAAGAATTACCATCTATCTTAGATAGTTTAGCTGCTCAGATAAGACAAAATGCGGATAGTGAATATAAGTGTTCATTATTAAAAGACACTAAAATTGCTGATAAGGAGTGTTCATAGAATATATGGCTAAAAAAAGAATAAAGTCAGATGTATTACCTGCTATACCTTTTGAATTTGATTTCTATATGGTATATTGGGAGGATATACAAAGTGATTCTGGCTGGCGAACATTAAAAGAGATACAAAAAAGTAAACCTGCTATTTGTGTATCTACTGGTTGGCTTGTAAAACAAGACAAAGATGTTCATGTTCTAATGAGTGATTACAATTATGATGAACATAATGAATTGTCAGATGGCGGTAATACTACTGTTATTCCGACAAAAAATGTAATCGAAAAATTTTTAATAAAAGGTTTATAATCTAAAGGAGAGATATATTATGGCTAGTAAACAAATTGACCGTTGGTTAAAATCAGAGATAGAGAAAGTACCTGAAAGAATTATCAGGTTCAGAGATACCTCTAAAGAAAATAAAATGACTTATTACACAGGTAATTGGTCTAAAGATGTTCAAGATAACATGACAGAAAGACAATCTGAAAGGTTATTTAAAAAGATGAACAAAATCCATGAAGGCAAAGGCCTTGCTTTCTTTCAAAAAAGAATGAGAGATATTAAAATTGGAGCAAACGATTATGATGAAGCAGAAACCATTACAGGCTTTCAATACATTGTAATTAAAACCCAAGCGGGTGCCTAATGAAACTTTGGATAGATAGAGTTAAGACTATTACATATACACTTATGTGTGTTGTAATAATAGGTTTCAGTTTTGCAATATACGGAATGTATAAAGAAAGTCAGGCTGAAGCACAAGAAATCGAAATCCAGGAAGTTGTGGAAACTTTAGAAAAGATTACCACATATACTAGACCAGATTTTGAAAGAGAAAACAATCAAACCTTTATAAACAGTACCGTAAAATGTGTTGATTATATTTACAACACCACAACAGATGTATTTCCTGTAAACTTAGAACTATTACTTGCTCAGGCAGCTTTAGAGAGTGCATGGGGTAATAGTAGATTTGCCTTAGAGGGTAAAAATCTGTTTGGTATTCGTACATATGATTTAAGAGAACCACATATGTTGCCATCTAATAAACCTAAGAAGTGGGGTGTAAAGGTGTATGAACATGAGTGTGATTCTGTACAACATTATATAAATATCCTAAATAATGGTACAAAGTTTGAGAAGTATAGAGAACTAAGAGATAATGATATAACAGATTCTATGTTATTAGTTGAAACACTTGGTGCTTATGCTTCTGATATAGATTACTTTCCAAAAGTGAAAAGAATTATCAAAATGTTAAGGGAAGATTATGATATACCGAAATTAAATTAAGGAATTTATATGTTAACTATTATAATAACATTTATAAGTGCAATTTCTATATCTGTAATAGCCGCTGGTTATTCTATTATGGGTCTTGCTACTTTATTCGCAGGTGCAGTAGTACCTATTATTGCTATGGGTAGTGCTTTAGAAGTTGGTAAACTTGTAGCTGCCTCATGGTTATATAATAATTGGCGAAACAAACTTGTACCTAGAACTATAAAAATGTATCTTACATTTGCCGTTATAGTATTAATTTTTATTACATCTATGGGTATCTTTGGTTTTTTATCAAAGGCACACCTAGACCAAGTACAACCCACATCTAGTAATGAAATTAGAATAGAACTAATTGATAAACAAATTGTACAACAAGAAAAAATAATTGATAGAGCAGAAAATACTTTAGAACAATTAGATAAAGCTCTTGACAAATACATTGATATGGAGTATGTTACTAGAGGTTTAAAAGAAAGAGAAAAACAAAAGCCTGAGAGGGACGCTTTAAACTTAGTAATTAATAATGCAATAGATGAACTAGGTAAACTATCATTAGCCAAGTCTGCTTTAGAACTTAAACAAGACAAGATTGAGGCCGAAGTAGGACCAATTAAATATATTGCAGAGTTGATATATGGTGAAAACGCAAAAGACCATTTTGACAAGGCAGTAAGGTGGGTAATTATAGTATTAATATTTGTATTTGACCCATTGGCGGTTTTATTATTGATAGCTGCTAATATCTCATTGAGAACACGGAGGGAAGGGCAAGAAGAAATTGAAAATACCAAAAAGGTAAACCTTACCAAAGAATTATCAAAAGAGAAGGCCAAAAGTGCCAAGCTCAGAAAAAAAGAACGAGATTATAAAGGATTTGTTCGTAAGTTAGGTGCAAAAGAACTAAAAGACCTTGACCCGGATGAAATTAGACTTAAATTAGACCAAATAATGGATTGGAATGAGAAGTCTAAGCAACCATAAGACGCTTGCCAAATTGAAAGGAATGTTATATAATGGTCACTATGTTTGATGAACCAACAGAAAGTCTAAAAGATAGACGAATCAAGAACGCAGAAAAAGCCTGTAGAGAATCTAGGTCCGATTGGTCCAAGAACTTTTGGTTTAATGTGTTCGCTAAATTATGTAAGAAGTATGACCGTATGGACTATTTCAGAAAGACTATAAACTAATGAATGTATTTTATGTAGATAAACATCCAGTAAAAGCTGCTGAACAAATGTGTGACAAACATATTGTTAAAATGATATTAGAGTCTGCTCAATTACTATGTACTTGTCATAGAGTACAAGACGGTACAGAGTATTATGGCAAAACAAAAAATGGTAGAAAGATTAAAAGGTGGACACATCCTAATCCTAATTTAGAACCATTATTATACAAAGCTGGTTGGGTAAAACACCCTAGTACAATATGGTTGTTTGAATCAGCATATAATTATATTTGGTTATACAAACACATGATTGCTTTAAATGATGAATATAAGAAAAGATATAATCATACAAAAAATCATGTTACGATTGATAAACTTGGTGAGATATTAAAGCATCCTCCTAAGAACGCTAAATATAATAAAGTAGCAACGGAACCTAAACCTGCTATGCCTGAACATTGTAAAATACCAGGTGACGCAGTAGCAAGTTACCGTAAATATTACATACTAGAAAAAAAAAGATTTGCTACCTGGAAGGCACCATCAAAAATGCCTGAATGGTACAAAGAAGGAGTTAAAAATGCGTGAAGCAATGATAGAAGCATTAAAGAAACACGCCATAGGTCACATAGAAAAACATAAGGCAAATGTTGAAGTCTTATTACAAAGACCTGCTGGTGTTGCTGAACATCCTGATACTTTAGAAACAATCGAAAAAGAATTAAAGATTATTGCTGAGTATGATGATGAGTTAGAAATGTTAAATAAGTATTTTAAATAATGCCAACATACGACTTTATTAATACAAAGACCGGTGAAGAATGGACCGATATGATGAGTATTGCAGATAAAGAAGCTTACTTAAAGAAGAATAAACACATTAAACAAGGTATTGGTCAGATAAATATAATTGGTGGTGTACAAGGCATTACACACAAAACGGATGGTGGGTGGAAAGATATGTTAAGTCGTATTGGTGACGCTCATCCAGGAAGTAAAGTGCATGACATTTATGGTAATAAAAATATTAAAGATATAAAAACAAGACAAGTATTATCAAAACATAAAAAGCGTCAAGCACAACAACGAAAAGAAAAAGGACTAAAATAATGGCAAAAGATATACCAGATTATATGCGTGGTTTTGATACTACTGATGATTGGGGTATGACGCCAGTATCATCTACACCAGAGGCAACACCTACTGTTGACCCTAAAGTAGTTGAAGACAGCAAATTAGAAATATCAAAAGTTAAATCAGATGTTACTGATATTAAATCTATGATGAATGAGATTATGCAAATAGTGGCAGATAAAGAAACAGTTACTAAAACGGTAACAAATGAAGAAACTGAACAAAGGTTTAAAGATTTAGAAAAAATTATGTTACCATTTTTGTATAACTTACAAAAATCTGATGAGCCTTATATTCATTGGCCTAATAGAGCGCCAATTATAAAAGCTCAAATAGAAAAGATACTCAAACTTACGAGAGGATAAAATGAAAATTAATTACGATAAGTGTTTAGAAACTATTTTACACCATGAAGGTGGTTATGTAAATCATCCTAAAGACCCAGGTGGTGAAACTAATTTAGGTGTAAC